ATGAATAAAGTATTATTAGAAGTTAAAAATTTAAAAAAATATTTTCAGACTCCAAAAGGGCAATTACATGCAGTAGATAATGTTAATTTTGCTATTGAAGAAGGAAAAACCTTGGGAGTTGTTGGAGAATCTGGTTGTGGAAAATCTACAACTGGAAGAACAATTTTAAGACTTTTAGAAGCTACTGATGGAGAAATTATATTTGAAGGAAAAAATATAAGAGAATATTCAAAAGCTGAAATGAAAAAATTAAGGGAAGAAATGCAAATAATATTCCAAGATCCATTTGCTTCATTAAATCCAAGAATGACAGTAAGTGAAATAATTGCAGAGCCACTTATTATTCATAAGAAATGTAAAAATAAACAAGAATTAAATGATAGAGTGAAAGAACTTATGGATACAGTTGGTTTGAGCCAAAGACTTGTAAATACTTACCCTCATGAACTTGATGGTGGAAGAAGACAAAGAATAGGGATAGCAAGAGCTTTAGCTTTAAATCCTAAATTTATAGTTTGTGATGAACCAGTATCAGCTCTTGATGTGTCTATACAAGCACAAGTTTTAAACTTGATGAAAGACTTACAAGAAAAATTAGGTTTGACATATATGTTTATAACTCATGATTTATCAGTTGTAAAATATTTCTCTAATGATATAGCAGTTATGTATTTAGGTGAACTTGTTGAAAAAGCTCCTTCAAAAGACTTATTTAAAAATCCTATTCACCCATATACAAAGGCATTATTGTCAGCAATACCTACAATTAATATTAGAAAGAAGATGGAAAGAATTAAGCTTGAAGGTGAAATTACTTCTCCTATTAACCCAGGAATTGGCTGTAGATTTGCAAAAAGATGTATTTATGCAGAAGAAATATGTTCAAAAGAATCTCCAAAATTAGAAAAAGTTGGAGAAGCACATTTCTTTGCTTGTCATAGAGCAAAAGAATTAGGTTTTGTTGATGAAAAATAAGAATTAAATAAATGAGACTGTTGCAAAAAAGAAGTTGTAGTAGTCTCATATTTTAATATATTGATACTGTTTAGTGTATAGATGATTTTAATACACAATTTCTTTCAATATCTTTATTAATTCATTTATTTTCTTTAATGTTTTTTTATCTTGTCTTTGAAGAGATAAATATTCTTCCCAAGCTTGAATAGAAAAACTTATTTTCATTATTCCATAGTTTTCAATTCTTCAATGCTTTTCATAATAATTTTACCATCTTTTATTTCATTTTTTGTAAGGCACCTATATTTTCAGCTGAATAGAATGGGGCTATTGATACACTAAAAGTGATTTTTTTTCAAATCTTCATCCATTCTTATATTTATTAACTTCATTGACATTTCCATAACCTCCTTTATTATCTTTATATTGTATATAATATCTTTACATATAAAAAGTCAAATTTAAAATAGAAACTCCTAATGACTGTCAAAGTTTAGTTAAATACATAATTGTTAATTATTTGAAATTTTATTTTTTTAGTTTGCTAAAATAATTGCAAACAAAGTGCAAACAAAAAAAGTATAAGAATACAAAAAAGCCCTCAACTTTTTTCAAGTTCGGGCTTTTTTGTAGAAATTAAACTATAATTTACAATTAAATTTTTAACACCTCTATATATCATAAATTCTAAACTTACGGTGTAGATAATTTTATATAAAAATAATTAATAAATAACAAATAAGTAACAAATTATATTTTATTAATCGCATCACGATAGTTTTTTAATGTCTTATGGATATATTTTTCAGATGTTATTTTATAACTACTATGCCCTGTTAATTTTATAATTATTTCTTTATCTATTTCAGCATTGGATAATAATGTTGCAAATGTATGTCTACAATCATGAGCTGTATGATATTCAATTTCTAAATCTTTCATAAGTTCTCTAAACTCATAATCATAAGTATCATATGTTAATTTAGCTCCATCGTATCTTGTAAATAAAAATTCTTTACCAGGATCATATCTTTTCTTTATTATATCATATATTTTATCAGAAATAGGAAGCTTTCTTATTCCTGCTTTACTTTTAGATTTTGTAATATCAATATATCTTTCTTCAAGAAAAACTCTTTCATTTTTTATATTTAGAAGTTCGCTAGGTCTTAATCCAGTATAACAATCAACTAATATAATATCTAGTATTTTAAATCTATCAATATCTTTATAAAGATTATCCCATAGTTTTTGTAAATCATCTGCTGCAAATATTCTATTTCTATCACTTGTTTTCTTTCCTTTTTCTTCATTTGGAAGCTTCAAAAAACTAACATATTCTTTTTGGCAAAAATCGTTTAATAGTGCGAAGTCAAATAATTGTTTCCAGAAAGATTTTAAATTTCTTAGAGTACCTTTACTCAAATCAAGTTCATTTAAAATCTTTTGTAATAAGATCCCATTTATATTTTTTATATCCAACTTATGAAGCTTTTTACTATTACTAAAATATGAGGTGTAATTTCTTAATGAAGTTTTAGCAGGCTTTTTATTTTCAAGCCATATTTTATACAAATCTTCAAATAATAAAGTTTTATGAGTTTTAGGAACTTCAATTCCTTTTTCTTTATCTTCTGAAATTTTATTGTTAAAATATGCTATTCTAAATGCCTCAGCTTCTTTTTTAGTAGCAAAAGTTTCAATTAATGGTTGATAGTAGCCTTTTTCAGTATATACACCTTGTCCTTTTAAAGCATAAGGTTTTCTTCTTTTTCCACTTAATTTAACTATTGTTCCCATTCCATTACTAGCCTTCATTATAAACTACACCTCCTTTTTTTATATTTTTTTGAGATTATCTTTCTACTCCAAAGAATTTACAAAGTTCAGTTTCATCTATTAAATAATCTCCTCTTAACTTATCCTCATCTTTTTTATAAAAGCACTTAGGTATTTTACCAGTTTGAATATACCAACATAAGCTCCCTTTACTAACACCTTTATCTTTTACTAACTCCAATGCTTTAGGTATTTTTATTATTGACATTTTATCCCTCCAATCAATTCCACTCCTTCCCAATTCTTTTCATATTCTTTTGCCACTTTTCCCAGTAGCAATTTAATATGTCATCTTTTGTGTAGCCATAATGAATTGTTAAAGCTTTTAATAATTCAAGTATATATGTATTACTTCCTATTATTAGATTTCTTATAATATAATTTAATAGCATTTCATAACATAACTCCATATCTCTAAGAATTATATTATTTTTCTTTTCTAATATTCTTTCAAGTTCTTGCAAATCTTCTTCTATTCTTTTTGTTTTATAACTTTTAAATCTATGATTAACAAGTTGTGCAAAGAAGAAGTAAACATCTGTTAATTCCTCAAGTTCCTTAGCTTTGTTATAAGGTTTAGCTTTCCAAGTCTTATGACTATCTTTTGTTTCTTCGTTAAACTCTATCAACTCTGCTATCATAGAAGTTTTTATATCTTCTTCTGTTCTTTCTCTAGAACTATGTATACTTCCATCTAAATGTTTTTGAAGATTTAATATATCTTCAAAAGTTTCTGGTCTTTTAAATTCCATTATCTCACTCCTTTATCAATTCTGGGGTTTCATAAATATTCTCTAATACTTCTATATCTTCTTTATAGTAATTCATTCCTAATACTGCTAATGGTCTGGGCTTAATATATTCAACAACAAAAGCTCCCCATTCATCATAATATTTAATTACTCCAATTCCGTGATTAGATCTAAGTTTTACAATATCTCCCTCATAAATTTCTTTATTATTTTTATCTTTTAATCCTGTATATTGCATAAGTTCTATATCTTCAGTACTAACACCTAGTACATCTTGTCCTCCTGCACTATTACCACGTAAATAATTAAGTTGTTTACAAAAAAAATCTGGTCTTGCATTATCAATCATTTCTTTTTTTTCTTTAAGCCAAGCTCTAAATTTAATCTCTCTCATCTTCTTCCTCCCAATCAGCTATATCTCCTAAATAAAATCCAATTTTATAGTTATGACAATTACTACAATATATTGCTTTTCTAATATTACTAACTTTTTCATCACATTCATTTGCTGTAACAAGTCCATTTTTATTAATTTCATAAGGTGATATTTTATTTCTAACTATTCTCTCTTCTTCAAAATCAGTTCCTCCACATTCTTTACACTTCCACATTTTCAACCTCCAAATTAAATTTTTTTAATTTCTCCTAAAACCCATTTTAAAATGATTACTTCCCTTTTTAATTCTTGGATTATTTCCTTATTTTTTAAAGAAGTTTCTAAAAATTCAATATTTTCTTCATATTCCTTTAATTTATTTCTTATTTCAATCTCTGTTTTCATTCTCTCCTCCAATCTCTCCTGCTCTTACCTTAGCCCAGAACTTGTCTAGTTCTTCTTTTACTTTTTGTACTTCTTCTTTAGTTTTAAAGTAATTTCCTTGCTCAAAAAAAAACATCATCTATTTTCTTTTTAATTTCATTTGTATTCAAAATTTCACATTTGCCATCTAAAAAATAATATTCTTCGCCTTCTTCTGCTCTCCATCTTTTAAGTATTCCATATTTTTCATTAACATAATCAACAAATTCTTTTATTTGTTTTATTTTTTCTTCACAGTAACAATTAATATCGTTATCTGAAAGATAAATATCATCATATATCCATATTATGCGTTGTTCTAAATCTGTTGGACTTTCTAAAAACTGACAATTATATTTTTCAACATCTTCTTTTAATAAACCATCTGCAAAAAAATCATCATTTAAATTTTTAATTCTAACTGCAATTTTATCAAATACTTCTTGATATTCTATCTCTAATACATTTTCTTTTTCCATTACTTCCTCCTCACAAATCTATAAACTTCTAATTTCTCTGCATTTCTTTTTACCTGTTCAAATTCCACTGTACTCAACTCACTAGCCTTAAAGCTTAATATTTTCTTTAATGCTTTTTTATAAAATATTTCTATTTCTTTATCTTTTGCCATATTCTTTTCCTTCTTTTGCAACAATAATAATTTCTGTCAATAAGTTACAGAAGTATGGTGATTTTAAATAAAATTCATTTGGATACGAGGATAATTGATTTTTTGTATCTTCTAAAAATTTGCTCACATCTATTCCAGAATTTTTCAATTTTGAAAGTTCCGTATAAGTTTTTATAAGATTATCAAATTCTTTTAATCCGGGATTAGCTTCAAAATAAATTTTATTTACATCATCTTCATAGCAACTATCTAAAAAATCTACTCTTGTTTGTATTTCAAGTTTTGCTTTAAAAATTAAGTTTTTAATTTTTTCTTGAAATTCCCAGTAATACAGAGATTTTAATTTTTCTTTAGCAGTTTTAATTAATCCATATATAACTAATTCTGTTATTTCTTTATTTTTAAATTTCTTTTTTTTAAAATATTTTTTGTGTATTTCTAATAATTTAGTTTCGATTTCAGAGAAACTAATTTTTAAAGTAAAATTACTGTTACAAACGCTTAGAACAAAATTTGTGCTTTCTTCTTCAAATAATTCAGTTTTATTTTTAGCCATCATTTTTCCTCAACTCATATAATTTTGTTTTTAATTTAACTATATTTAATCCAGTTTTAGTTAATTCAGGAACAGAACTGATTAATCTACATTGATTAAGTATTTTTAATTCATTTCTAGTCACACAGATTAAGTTATCAGTATTTAAATTAGTTTTATCTCCGTCTGCAAATATAATTACACTATTTTCTGGGATTACTCCATGTTCTTGTTTATAAAGCCATCTGTGTTTTCTTACCCATTTGTTTGGTTCAGCTATTTTAATTAAGATATAGCCATCCTTATCTAATCTTTCTGAGTAAAGTTCTTTTGTGTGCCAAGGAGTGAACCCTTTTTTAAAACCATTGGTAGGCTTCAAACCTGTTTTTATTCCTTTATTCCAGGGAGTGAACCCTTTTTTAAATCTAGTATCACTCAATTTAGCCCTCCAACATCTTAGGTAATTTATTATCAGCATTTAACATATCATCTTTAAATTTTGCTGCTCTTAAAGCTAAATCTCCATTACTTATAATTACTCCAGCAAGTTTTATCATTGACTCGCTTCTTGCTATTTCTTTTTCTAATTCTTCTGAACTTATATCTTCTTTACTCAATTTATCCATTTGTTCAAATAGTTTTGCGTTCAAATCTAATAGATTATTACTCATTTTTTTCCTCCTATATTTTCAGTTTCTTCAGCTTCTTTTTTCTCTCTGTATAACTTAATCGCCATATCTTTAGCACTATAATTTCTAATGCCAAGGACCTTTTCACGACTTCTTTTTTTGTATGCTGCATTCTGTTTAGATTTTTCTCTCCAGTATTGTTTTTCACAAGTAGCAGAACAGTACTTAACTCTTTTATCCTTAACATCTGTAACATAGATATGAACACCACAATGAGCGCAAACAAATTCACGAGGACAATCAACATTATCATAAAATTGATTAACTCTTATTTTCATTTCTCCTCCTTAAATGCTTGAAAGTGTCCTTTATACACTTTCTTTAATTCTTTCACTTGCTCAGGGTTTAGATATATCCCAGCAAGATGATATTTCTTCATAAAATTTATTCTTGAAATACAGTTATCAGCTTCATCGTGATGTTCTCTACATAAGCACATCACTCTATAATTAAGCCCTGTATCACTTTTATAGCCTGAGCTTCCAACTCTATCAAAATGTTGTAACTCTCCTGGTTTTCCACATATACAACAAATCTTCTTTTTAAGTGTTACCCATATAAATGTGTCTTGATAATCCTCAGCAAACAAATTTCTTATTTCTTGTCTAAGTGGTATCTCCCAATAGATAGCCATTTCAAATAGCCATTTAACAAAATCATTAGCTTGTTTTTGTGTTAGTGTATTCAATGACAAACTAAATCCACCATTTTGAATTGCTAGGCTCTGTAATGCCTTTATAACATTGTCTGTGAGTTCGTCTACTGTTAGATTATCCTTGTTGTAAATAGAAGAAATTAGGAATGCCTGAGCATTTTTAACAGTATCAAAACCATCATAGATTTTAGTAAACTCTCTCTTCATAAGTTGCTTTGTGTATGCAAGTTCTATAAATGATGGTCTTGCTCCTGCTTCATTACCTTGCCAAAAGTTAGCAAAGTCATCAAGCAACCAGTATATTAATTTCTGTGTTTGTCTTGTGTATCCTAATTTCTCCATTTAACTACTCCTATCCTATCTTTAAATTTTTATTTTCTACAAGTCTTGCTCCTTGAACTTCTTCTCCAGCTTTTAAAGCAGCCTTAATTTTTTCCTTAGATATTTTTTCAGTTGTTACAACTTCTATAAATCTACTATCAATTAAACTTTCATCATAAATTTCAGTAGTAGTAGACTTAGTAAATTTAATATTTCCTAATGGAGTTTCTATCTTTTCAATATTATTTACTAACATTGAGCTTTTGATATATGTTTTAAATTTATCTAGCTTCTTTTTAATACTATCTTTCATAGCTTTTAATCTTTCTATTTCATTATCAAGAGCCTCAATAGTAAGCTCTTGATTTCTGACAACTGCTATTACATTTGCCGATTTATCTTTTAAATCTTGTGTAAGTTCAGCGGTCCATATTGCTAACTGAGTACCATCATCTGACATCTCCCCAGTTTCTGCATTTATACCTTGTTCTAAATATTCCATTCTTTCTATATAGTCATTAACTACATCATAAAATTTTGCCATTATATCCTCCTATTTTTTAAATATTTTTTGACAAGCTTCTTTTAATTGTTCATCTGTCATCTGCCAAAATGCTTCTACTTCAAAATGTTTTAAAGTTTTTTCAAGGTTTTCTCCTGTAACATATTCAGTTAATTTTTCTATCATTCCAGCTCTACTGTTCAAATATTCCTGTGCTTTGTCTTGTTCTCTCTTAGTTGTTTTTTTAGATTTAGTAGAAAATACAACAGTTCCTTTACTATCTATTATTTCAAGTTCAGTGATAACTTTATCTACAACAGTTATTTCTTTAACTGAAAATTTATCTGTTAATGCTAATTTCCCCTCTTTATTTTTTTTGATATATTTACTATCACTTATCCAAATAAATGGCGATGTATAAAGTTCTCTACCTATCCCCCAGTTGAAACAAGCTCTCTTGAAACTATCTGAAGCAAGTCCTTTTTCTTTTTCTGTAAAACTTTCAGTTCCTGTATCTTCTTTTTCTACCCATATTTTTTTATCTTCATCATAAATAGATACAATGCAATTTGCATTTTCTCTACTATGTTTTCTTTGCCAGTTCATAGCCCCTACTGTTTCATCTAGGACATCCATATCAACCCTAGCATTTTTGTATAACAATAAACTAAATCCATTTTCCTTTACTGTTTGTGGCTTTACATCTATTTCGCTTGCTTTTAATGTTCTAAAATTTAAAATCATCTTTATCCCTCCTACATCAATTCTTCTAATTTCTTAAATGGATAATTCAAAATTTTAACTATCCATTTTATTTTGTGCTTCACTATTTCCTTAAAACTTGCTTTTTTAAACTCCATTTTCTCCCTCCATTTCTAAAATCTTTTCAACTGCTTCAACTATTGTTAGTCCTTGTAACTCTTTATCTCTCCAATGTTTTATAAATGTTTTCCAGTGCAGCATTTTTATTCCTCCTATTTATTTAATTTCTCTAATTTTTCAATAATTTCATCTAATGTTTGTATATTTTCTTCAGTTGAATGATTACATAAAAACCAAATTTTATTAAAATCTGCATTTCTATTAGGTTTCCAACCTTTTATATATATATCTATTTCCAAGCATTCTGAATGTCCTGAAAATTTAACAAAAACTGTATTTTTATCTTCATTACTTTTTTCTAAACTTAATTTCATTATTTCCATTATTTTATTTTTAATTTTTTTTCTAACATTTTCTCCTCCTATTTCATTCCTTTATATAATTTTTCTAAATTTGCTATAGCTACATCTTTCATAGGATGTTCGCTATTTTCAATTTTTTCTTTCATAAATTTATACCAGCTTTTAGCAGTGTTTTTATCTTGATAATGTCCTAAGTCAACTCCTAAAAAATCAAGTTGTATCTTCCCTTCAAGTTCCACAAGTCCAAATATTATTTTTGTTTCTTCTGATAAAAAATATAAATCTTTCATTTTCTCCTCCTATATAAAATCTCTTATACTTAGTCCTCTACTTCCGTATGGGTCCTCTTTTTCATATTCCCAATCATTTACATTAAGCTTGTCAATTTCAATTTCATTTTCTAAATTGTTCAACGCTCCAATAAACTTATTGAAATCATTAAACTTATAATTAAATGGATAAGTACTATCAGAATGAACAGCTGTTATTTCTACATCTATATAACCTTGTTCTTCTGTGCTATCCCAACTAGCAGCTATTGAAGTATATTCATCTTCTAATTTTGCTAGGTCTGGTAACTTGAAATAGTTATCTATTTCGCTGCCGTATAAATTTTTATATTCTGAATACATAATCCATTGATGGTCTGCAAATTCTAGTGTGAAGTTTTTCATTTTATCTCTCCTTTTTAATTTAATACAAATGTGTTAAGCAATCTGCAAAAAATTTTCTTTTTCTTCTTGATGATAGTATAATACAAATGTGTTAAAAAGTCAACAAAAATTTTACTTTTTTTCAAAAATATTATAAAATGTTGAAAATGAAAGGAGTTTGCTATGACTTTTGGAAAAATTTTAAAAGAAATTAGATTAAAAAATGGTGATAGTTTACAAAGATTAGCAGAAAAAACTGAAATCGTTTTTACTTATATTGATAAAATTGAAAAGGGAACAAGACCTATTAACAAAGATAATTTAGAAAAATTTATAAAAGTATATCCATTATACAAAAAACAATTTGAAAAAGCGTATCTTGATGAAATTATGCCAGAAAGTTTAAAAGGTAGTACTTTTAATATGGAAGAACAGAAAGTAAATACTGTTATATTGCCCGTTTATGGTAAGGCTTCTGCTGGGAATGGATATATAAATTTAGACCAAGAGATTTATTATTTCCCAATCAAAAAAGGAGATTTTTCAGATAGAAGTTTCTTAGTTGAAATAAGTGGAAATAGTATGGAGCCAACCTTAGAAGATGGAGATTATGCTTTGGTTGACCCAGATAATATAGATTATGTAAAAAATAAAATATATGTTGTAACTTATAATGACGAAAGTTTTATAAAAAGAATGGTTATGGATGCTAAAAGCAAAATTGTTATGTTAAAAAGTGATAACCCAGAATATGAGGATATTTTAATAACTAAGGATATGCAAGTATATTTGAAGATTGAGGGAAGAGTTATACAAGTTATTTCAAATAAATATTTATAAATAAATGGAGGGGATTTTATGAAGAAGTTTATTGCTATTTTATTTTTAATTTTGTCAATGGGAGTTTTAGCAGAGATAGTTTATATTACACCAACAGGCAAAAGGTATCATCCAACTAAAACTTGCAGAGGTTTAAGAAAAGCCAAAAAGATTATAGCTATTGAAAAATCAGAAGCAATAAAAAGAGGGTATACACCTTGTAAGGTGGGATATTAATGAAAAAAAGAATTTTTATTTTTTGTATATTTTTAGGTCTTTTAACAGCTTTTGTTAATCTAAAAGAAAATATAAGCAGAGATATTGGATATTTAGAAAATACTGTTGGAGATAAAGCAGAAGTTTTAGAAAATTCTATTGATGATGTTAGAAGAGCAGTAGAAGATTTAAAATATTGAGGGGGTATTAATGAGAAATAAATTTATTGTATTAGACACATCTTGCATTATTTATTTTATATTTTTTTGCTTATATAATATAACTACTCTTAATTTATTAAATAGAAGTTATGAACGAATGTATAAAAATTTATTCGTTTTTATTTCCTTAGCTATATTCATAATTGTTATAATTCAAGAAAAACTAAGTAATAAAAACATTAATTTAAGTTCTTTGTTAAAATTAACTTTGCCAGTTTTGTTCTTCTCTTATTTGTATAAATTTATTTTTGCCTTTTTTGATATTTTTGATTTATTTTATCCTGATGAAATTACATATTATTTATCAGTTTCAATTCCAATTTTAATGGTAGAATTTATACTAGAGCAAATAATATATAACTTTTTTAGAGATAAAATAATAAAATAACTTAAAATTTAAGAGAGATTTATTCTCTCTTTTTTTGTTTAAAATTTTTATTGACTTTTTAACACTAATGTATTAAGATATAGAAAAGTATAAATTTTTTTTGAAAATATTTTTTTAATTTTATATTAACACAAATGTATTAAAAAGGTGGTAGATTATGGATTGTAAAAAAATCTTTAATTTATTAGATAATGAAAGGAAAATTAATTTTAAAAATCGTTCTGAATTATCTGATAAATTAGAATTTCCTAGTAAACAAGGTTTTCATATCTTTATGAAAAGATTAGAGACCAATAAGCCTAATAATCAATTTAATAGAATTTGTAAAATTCTTGATGTATTAGGTTATGAATTACAAATAAAAAAGAAAGGAGAATAATGAATAGAGATGTTTTATTTTATTTATTGTTTTCAACAATAATAACAGTATTATTTATTTTAAGCTCTTTTCTATGTGCTTACATTCTTGTAACGTACTCTTGATTAAGTTTAAAAAAGTAACAAATAAGGAGTAATTATGTCGTTTGCAATGCCTGATTGTAATAATCCGATTATTAAAAAATATGAAAAGCAAGGATTTGAAAATTTGGAAAAATTAAGAAAGTTTAAAAAGGGAGGACAAATGGAAAAAATAAAAGAAGCAATTAACAATGAAATCAAATTTTTAAAAGAAGATAACACTAAACTTAATCAAGAAAATTTAGAATTGCTGGAAAATAAAAAAATATTAAATAAGATGTTATCACAAATTCCTACCAAAGTTTTAATTGAAGAGTTAAAAGGAAGAACAGGTATAGAAAGCGCTGACTTAAATAAAAAAGATATTTTTGTATCAGCTCTTGATGAAATTTATAAAATTGAAAATAGCGATGTCTTGCTAGTTGTTACATATTAAGGCTAGTTGTTATATAGGATAATTTATAAATACAAATCTAAGGCTAGTCCTTAGACATATAGCCATAAGTTTTTACTCCCCCCAGAAAGTAAAAATAAAATTTCTTTCCTTATGGCTATCTGTGTAAGAACTAATCTTACAACGCCAAGACAATAGAGTTTTGGAGTAAAAATGCTAGTCGTATTTTTAAATATTTTTGACCTAGCCGTGCCGATACAAGTTCGAAAAATATTGTATCTATATGTTTTCTTCCGTTTTCTGAGCTTAAAACGGCATTTAAAAAACATTCTAGGGTGTAAACAAGCTAATGGATTTTATAGGATAGAAATATCTTAATTTTAAAGTTAGCCGTACCGTTGTAAGTCCGTCAATTTACAACTATATTTTTTGTCGTTCGCAGTTTTATGATATAAAAACCGACCATCTTACATCTTTACCTAACACAGAAAAGGCAAGACCTAATCTGTGGATAATTCTAGGCAGCTGGTAAAGATGTTTGATGTAAAACTTTCAAAATTTTTTTAAGGCTTTTCAAGATAAATATTAATTTTTTCTTTATATATCAATGAAATTATTAAGATTTTTTCAAGAGAAGTTAAAAAGTATCTAGTAAATATCTAGTAAGTATCTAGTAAATATTTTGAAATATTTTAATGTAAAATAAAATTCTAAAAAAATTCTAATAGTTTTCTTTTAAATAGCAATAAAAAATAAATAAAAATTTTACATATTCTAAAATAATTAATGCATTATTTTACATCAATATTTCCTACTAAATTTCCTACTTGTGAAATGTTGATGATAAAAGAAATATTAATATTTTTCCTAGTAATTCCAACTAATTTATTAATTGAATTAGTGGGGTCTATATGTCGCTTTGGTAGGCTCTATATAGGCTCTACTAATTGAATTAATAAAAGGAGAACTACCAAGGCTCTCCAAATATACAGGAGGTAAAAATGAGTAAAACAGTAGTAACAAAAAAAGGTAATTTTACAACTATTCATAACAAATTAATAACAGATAATAATATTTCTTTAAAAGCAAAAGGAATAATGCTTTATATGTTATCTAAACCAGCAGGTTGGAACTATAATCCAAAAGACATTGCTAATAATTCAAAAGATGGGTTAGAAAGTGTATACAGTGGATTAAAAGAATTGATAGAAGCTAAATATATCAGCAGAAGAAAAAACAAAGATGGCACTGTTGATTATTTTGTATTTGAAGATAATTCAGAAAATAATATTATAGATTATTCTATTCAAAAACCTAATTGTGAAAAGCCTGATAAGGAAAAGCCTAATCAGGGTTTTGCCGATGTATTAATAATAAAAGATTCTAATAATACTGAATATAATAAAAAAGAATTAAGTAATAAAGAAAATATAAAAGAAATTGAAGAAGTTGTAAATCACTTAAATGAGAAAGCAGGAACTAAGTATAAATCAAGTTCTAAGAATACAACTAAACACATAAAAGCTAGGATTAATGACGGCTATACACTAGAAGATTTTAAAACTGTAATAGATAAAAAATGTTCCGAGTGGCTAAATACAGATATGGAAAAATATTTATGTCCAGATACTTTGTTTGGCTCTAAATTTGAAAAGTATCTAAATCAAAAAATAAATGGTCCTGATATTAATAAAAACACTCAAAATAATGCACCAGCACAAGATATAAAATGGGGGGATTAGTATGTGTGTAACAAGCATTAAAGAACTAGCTGAAAAGATAAAAAATAATGATTTTGATTTTATAGAAAAAAAGCCACTAGAAGTATTAGAAAATGGCAATATAGTCTTAAAAAGATGTGAAGTTTGTGGAGAAGTTACAGAGTACAAAACTTCACAAGGTTATACATTTAGCAGAGATTGTGCTTGTGTAAGAAGTTACAGAAAACAAGCAAGATTGAAAAGATTTAAGGACTTGTCTATAACTGACAGAAATGCTGGGAGCAATATTTTTTCTAATGCTGAAATAGATAAATCTAACACAGAAGAAAGAAAAATCTATCAAGAACTTTATAAATATGCTGAAGATTTTAGCATAGAAAAGCACGGATATATCTTTGCTGGTGGAGTTGGAACTGGTAAAACATTCCTAGCAAATTGTGTTTGTAATATGTTAGATGAAAAAGGTTTTTCAGTATTAAGTTTTTCACTAGGAGCATATTTTAACAGAATTAGAAAAAATATAGATGAGGAAGAAAGCTTTATTTCTGCTGTTAAAGATGTGGACTTGCTATTTATTGATGATTTGGGAAGTGAATACATCAATAGAGAAAATGGGAAGATGTGGGCAGAGGAGAAGATTTTTAGATTATTTGATGAAAGATATAGAGCAGGGAAGCCGACTATAATAACAACTAATCTAAAAGTTGGAGAACTTAAAGAACATCTTAAAATTAATGGAGTTAATAAAGTCTATGATAGGCTTTTAGAAATGTGTAAATATATAGAATTTAATTGGAAAAGCAAAAGAAAATTAAAAATATAGGAGTACACAATGAACAAAAACAAGAGATTTAAAAGAAAAATCAAGAAATTAGAAAAACAAAGGATTTTTTTTATAAACTATGTTAATAATCTAGAAAATGAATACTATAAGTTGAATAACGAAAATAACATAGTACTCATTATTGCAATAATTGAATTAATAATAATTTTATTTAAAATATAAGGAGGAACAAATGGTAACTAAGAAAATAGCAACAAGAGATTATTTAAGAGCATTTATAACAAAAGCTAACAAAGAGGCAGGAGTTACTTATAATGCTAGTAAGTTAAATAGCAAGGAAGAATGCGAAGAATATCTTTTAAATTTAATTAAAAATTTAAGGCATAAGAAGCAAGACAACAAGGCTTATGTTAAGGAGATTGAGAGTTTAAAAGAAGAAATAGAAATTTTAAATAATAATTTGTTAGCCAAAAACAAAGAAAAAGCAAATTTAAAAGATAAATTTGAGAAGCTGGAAGCTGAAAGAATATTTTATATAACTCAAGCTAAGGAAGCTGGAGAAAAAAGAGAAGAAGCTGAAAAAGAAAAAGAATATTATAGAAATCATGCATTAAGTTGGAATGAAAGTTGTCATCAAGAAAGAGAAAAAAATAAAGTTATAAGTGATTTCAATATTTTTTTAAGTTTTGTTATAGTTTTAGAAGCCATTTTAATAGCAATGCTAATTTGGAAGTGATGAGATGAAGCTAATATACAAAATACCAATAAACATAGATAAAAAACATCTTAGCCTTAATAAAATTTATGCTGGTGTGCATTGGGCTAAGAGAAAAAAAGATAAAGATGAAATATGGCTACTTGTTAGAAGTGTGGTAGGTATGCAAAAACCACTGGAAAAGCCTGTTAAAATTAAAATGTCTTTTAATTCTGAATTAGATGTATCTAATCACGGCTATTTGTTTAAAATGATTGAAGATAGCCTAGTTAAATGTAAGTTGTTAAATGATGATAATGGTGAATTTGTAAAGCAAATTATTATGGAGAAGCAAAAAGAATTTAAAGGTGTAATAGTAGAAGTCGAGGAGTTACAGTAATGAGTTTAGTAAGAATTAGACATATACCAAAATTAATACATCATTTAGGAGATGGAGAATATAGAATAAAAGTTAAGGATAATAGAATAGTTATATTTTCCAAAAATAGCAGATATGAAAATGAAGAGATAAAAAAGATTCTTGAAGAAACTGAAGATATAAAAAAAGATGAGCTTTAAAAACTCATCTTTTTATTTTTTATTAAATTTTCAAGTTCTTCTAAATCTTCTATTTTAGCAAATTCTTTTATGAACCTTTTTGCGTTGCTTTTCATAGCAGATATTTTTTTCTTTTCCTTAGCTTCTGGATGTTTTTCAAGGTATCTTTTATCAGCTTCTTTTTGCTGGTCCATTGTTTTATAACCTTTTCTTTTCTTTTCTTCCATTTTATCCTCCTTATATTTGTGAGGGGCTTTTTTACCCCTCAATCATATAGTCATCATACAAGCAACTAAATTTATTATCGCTTTGCACTCTAAACATTTTATTATTTTGATTATACATTCTGATTAAATGTTCTCTGTATTCTCCAGTTACTGTAAATGGTGTTTTTACTTGAGAGCAGTACCCACTATCTAAGTGAGTACATACTATTTTTATTTCATTATTTTTTAAAGCATTTATTATTATTTTTCTTGTTATCTTTTTCATTTTATCCTCCTTTAACTAATTGTTATAAACTCCCATTTTGAAAAGTTTTTTTTCTGATTTTGTTAAAGTAAAAGTTTTGTCTTCTCCAAAAAATATTTTATAAACAGATAACCATCTATCTATATCTATTTTTTCTCCAAAAGTTGTAAAATTGTCAGAAACATACAATTTTCCATCTTCTTCATAAACAGTTACCTTTTTTCCATCGTTCCAATCTGTTAAATTTGTTAAAATTCTCATTCTAATCACTCCTATTATTGATTTTTTTGTTAAGAAGTGATATAATCTAAGTAGTTGAAGCTAGGATTATACCATTCTTAGTTTACCCCTCAGAAGAGGGGGGATAAATTACTTTTCCTTTTTCTCAATTGTAATTGTTAGCGACCAACTCCCAATCACAATTTTGATTTGAAATTTCATTTTATCACCTCCTTTTCCCTTGAGGTACTTTAATGATATCATAGGTTTAAAACTATGTCAATACTTTTTTTAAAATATTTTTGTAGAACTCAAAAAGTCCAATAATATCAATAGAAAAAAGTATAAAAAATTTTTTAAAAACAATAAAATATTAAATATCTTACAATCAAAATTAATAAAATTTAAAAGTAGATGGGATATATAAGAAGAAAGTTTATAGAAATATAAATTAACTTTTTATGTATCCCATTTTTTATTTTTCTCGGGAGGTTTTAAAAGATGTGAGTACAAGACAAGAAGTTTATAAGTTAATAATAGAAAAGAAAGATAACAAAGAAATAGCTGCAGCATTAAATATAAGTATAAGAACTGTAGAAAGATATAGAAAAGATTTTAATAATGTGACAAATGACAACGACATTAAAACGACAACGACAAGCGACAAAAAGAAAAGAAAAGAGAAAGCAAGAGTTTTAATAGAAACGGGAGCAAGTTTAAAAGAAGCAGCAGCAGAAAGCGGCATATCTTTTAATAGTGCTATGAAGCTAAGCAGTAAAGATAAATTACAAGTTAAGCAACTAGACTATTTAAAATCTTTTAGAGAACAATATAGAGAAGAAATAACAAAGAATAAGAAAGATAGATTAAATCTTAATAATATAGCAAAAAAGAAAATAGAATATACTTTAAATCTCACAGAAGACATAAGTAAAGATACACAAAAATTAATTAAAATGAACGAAGAAACAGAACAAAAGATTTTTGAATTAGATAGAATTGAAAGACTTGAAAAGCTAGAACTAGAGAGAAATAAATTTAAAAATGATCTGCTGATAGATTTTATTGAAAGAATGCAAAAGCTGACAGATGAAAATATAATGAAAGTTTTAGACTTTATGAAATCGTTAGAGAGTGATACAGATGAGAGCATTGATTGAACTTATAGAAAAAGAATTACAGAACAGAAAGAAAAATAAAAGTAATGCTCTTATCTTTAAAGCTAGAAGCTACCAACAAGACATTATAAATTTATATGATAAGTATGATTATTTCTTGCTTTGCTGGTGTAGAAGAATGGGGAAAGACTTACTTGCTTTATATCTTGCTTGTAAAAGATGTATAGATGTTTCTAACAGTGTCGTTTATTATGTATTTCCCACAATGAAACAAGGTAAAATGATGATTTTAGATGGATATAGTAATAACAAAAAAAAGATAATTGATGAAATTATAGACAGAAAAGTTTTAGACTTACCTTTAAAGTCTGATAAACTCTATCATTCTGATAACACAATTAGATTTAAAAATGGCTCTAAAATTTATTTTGTTGGTTCACAAGACGCTAACAATAAAGTTGGTGGAAACTTAGATTTATTAGTTATCAGTGAAATGGCATTAATACAAAATGAAGATATTATGATGTATTTAATACCGTCAGTAGTCAATATCAAAGGTAAAATCATACTTGTAAGCACTCCACGTTTTGGTAGTGAATTTAATAAGATGATAGAAGAAAAGCCACAAAAATGGTTTATAGATATACTAAATGCTTTAGATATTAGAGCAGTTGATGAAAATGGAGAAAGAGTTTACACAGATGAGAAGTTAGAAAATGTTAAAACTCTAATGAGTGAGAGTAAATTTGAACAAGACATACTTTGTAATATTGATGTTGCTAATGAGAATGCTATTTATGCAGCAAGTTTATTAAAAGCAGAATGGATAAAAGATTTAAACATAACTAATAAAAAGCTATATGTTAGTGAAGATTTGGGAATTAATGACAGTACAGCTTTAGTTTTTACAGTAGATAACACGATAATACATCATTATGCTAATACAGATAAGGCAACAATACATTATATTGAGTACATAAAAGCATTTATGAAAGAACATAACATAAAAGATGTAGAGATTATACTCCCTCATGATGCTAGAAATAGACAAGATGCTATCGACTACTTAACAAGCAGAAGAGAAGCATACAACAAACATTTTAATAATGTTAGAGTGCTGAGAGCATATGAAGTTAATAAGACGATAGAGATTACAAGACATAGTATAGAACAACATAAAATTAAGTTTTTAGACTGTGTAGCAGTTAGAGATATGGTAAGACTTATGAAAGCGTATGAATGGAAAATAGATAACTCTACTGGGGAAAATCTAAGAGTACCCGTCCACGGCAGAGGTCTTGCAGCAAGCAACACTTGTGATGCAGTTGAATACTACTGTATGCGAATGTTTTTAGAAGTTTATGAAAAGAATATGAAAGACTTAGATTGGGGAAGTTATGAAGATTAGGAGGTTATAAATGGGATTTGGGAAAGCTTTTAAAGGTATAAGAAAAGGTATAAGCAGACTGACCGGGAACTTAACTGGTGGTCTTATAGGTAAATCAGATGCTGAAAGAAATCAAGAAAGATTACTAGAAGAGCAAAAAAAAGAAGCTGACAGACAAGCTGATTTATATAGACAACAAATAGAAGAAGAGAAAAATAGAAGAAAAGAAGAAGCAGATAGAGCTGCAGCAGAAGCACAAAGGGCAAGAGATGAACAAACTAGATTATTAAGAGAAGCTGAAGAAAGAGCAAAAGCAGAGGATAATTTTAAAAGGCAAGTAGTTCAAGATAGTGCAAGTATTACAAATGGGCTTTTAAATAATATGAATAATAAAAAAACAACAACCGTTGATTATTCTAATGCAGTTAATGCAGATATAACAGATAGCAAAGATGATGATATAGACAAGCTTAAAAAAGCATTTAAAAGGAAGTTATAGGGTGATTTTATGATACTGGGAATAACAAGAGAGAAACTGGAATACTATTTTGATAATGCTAAAAACTACAAAGAAGATATAAGAGGATTATACAACGAAGTATACGAATATACAGATGTAAATTTTAGTATTAAAGATAGTGGAACAGTAGAGAAACAAAGTAAAAGAGGCGTTGAAAGTGTAATACTAAAAAGCCAAAATTTTCTATGTAATTTCATAATGTCGTCTATATTTTCCAAATCTGGAAGATGGGCAACAGTGAAAGTAAATCAAGAAGCTTTTAAAAAGCTATCGGGAGTAGATGGAGAAGCAGCAGAGGGTTTAAGTAATGAAATAAACAAAGTATTAGAAAATAATTCAGATACAGTTTATTTCACTAATGATAATACTAACTATTACACAGAAACTTCAAAAGCTTTATTAGATTGCATCAAGGTTGGAACAGGTATAAGAAAGATTATAGAACTAAAAGATAATACTAAATGCTTTACTTACGCTTATCAAAACTTAGATAATATCTACATTTTAGAAGATAACTTGGGAAAACCTAACATCATTTTTAAAGTTTATGTAGAAAAAAACTTAAACGACATAAATGACTTGTTTGGGCATTTACCTATTACAACACCAAAGGGCTTGAATGAAGATAAGTTAGAAGAAAAGATAAATATTATAGAGTGTGTTGTCGGAGTTTTCGACGAAGATACAAGTACATATAAATACTATCATGGACTTTTTACAGAAGCTTTTGAAGAAATGCTATACGAGGGCGAATTAAACTACAACCCTTATACAGTGTTTAGGTGGAAAATTAACAGCTCTAACCCTTGGGGAATTGGAATAGGTTTAGAAAACTTAGATTTATTTAAGGAATTAAAAGACTTAAAAGAAAAAAGAAAGAAACATGCAGATAAGATCGTAAGTCCACCATTAAATTTTTATGGAAGCACGGACTTAATAAATAAAGTTAGTTTAAAAGCAAATGCTAAAAACTATGGTGGAAGTGGTATAGGTGGCGACAAATATGGAGTAGAGCCAATTAATATTGGGACTAATCTATTGCCAGTTGAAAAGGATATTGAACAAGTAAAACAAGAAATAAGAGAAGTATTTATGTCACAACCTTTGGGAGATGTATCTGATACTAAAAATCGTTCTGCTACTGAAATGAGTTTAAGACATGAAATGTTTAGAAAGGAATTTTCTGGGACTTATGAACTTATAAACACAGAATTATTAGAGCCAACTTTTATGAATGCTTACTACATAATGGATGGCAAAGGGCTTCTAAATACAACAGAAGATGAAAGCTATATAAACATTTCTCAAATTCAATATATCAATGAACTTACTCGTAATGCTGGAAGTGATGAGGTTATAAACACAATTAATTTTTATATGACTTTATCGCAAGTGGTCCCAGAAACACAAAGACAATTTATTTTTAAAATAGATGAATTGATAGACTGGGCAAGTAAGAAAATGAGAGTACCACTTGATGTGCTAAATAGCAAAGAAGAAATTAAACAGCTGATAGCGCAGCAACAAGAACTAGAACAAATGGAAAAAATGGCTTTAATACAAGAGGGAATAGGCAAAAGACAAGATGTAGGCATAGGAGATGAAATAAAAGAAAGTATGGGGGTATTTAATGGAACATAGAATAGAACACAGGACAGAATATCAGATACTTTTAAACAGATTTGCTGGTAATAATGATTTATATAAATTGCTGGAAGAGTGCTTACTTGAAGAGGAAAGACAAAGAGAAAGCACTTATATGATGTCGGGAGTATACCCTGAACGGAGAAACACAGTTATGAAATTAATGACAGATTTAAAATTTAATGAAGAAAGAGAGGTTAAATAATGGAAGATGAAGTATTAGAGAACACACCAGGAGGTAATGGAGAAGGGACACCACCAGATGATTTAAACCCAACTTTACCACCTGATAGCAATCAAAATGATGATGGTACTGGGGAAAAAGTAGAAGAAAAGAAACTTTTTTCAGTAGATGATATTCAGTTTACAGAAGAATATAACATTGCTGGTTATGACTTTTCTAAGTTCAAAGGGAGAATAGATGAAAGTTCACTACCTTACTTGGAAGAGTATGCAAAAAAATATCAAGAACAAGGTTTTACACAAGCACAGATTGAGTTTTTGATGGAAGAAAACTTAGCAGATGCTCCAAAAGATAGGGACAGTATTATGAAAGAGTTACAAAGTTCTCTAACAGTAGAGGAAAAACAAAGTTATAAACATACTGGGATACAATTAAAACAAGCATTAGACAAAAGCAATCTAGGCAAATATTATGAAGAAATAATGACAAACCCTATTGCTTTTAAGGTAGTAAATGCACTTGTTAAAAGTTTAACTCCAGGAGCAAATGTAGGAGCAAAAATAGAAAGAGAAAGCAGAGTATCAAGTTTAACAGGTTATGAAGCAGTAGAACAGTTTAACAAATACTTGGCAGAAAACTTAGGTTATTCAAACAAAGAAGCAAAACAAAAAGAATTGTTAGGAAGATTAGTAAAAGAAGAAGATAAAAAATATTTTAAAGAAGTCTTAGGACTATAAGGAGGATTAAATGGTAAATACGACAAACACAAAACAACAAACTTTTTCAACAGCAGTATTAATGGCAATGGATACTTTACAAGCAGCAGGTTTAAAAAAATATGCTGAAAGAGGTAATGCAAAAGGTGGAGAAACTTATACTTTTTACAGAAAGAAAAAAGCGACAGCACAAGATGGAATACCATCAATGTATCCAGGAGCAACACCAGCAGGGACAACAAATGGCGGAGATTTTGATAAATTTACAGCAACGATAGAACAAATTTCATCTCAAGATAAATTAAAAGAAGCTGATGAGTTAAAAACAAAATTAGATTTAAAATCTCCTATTGTTGCATCTATGACAAATGCTTTACTAAATAAAGAAGATAACAAAATCTTAACAGCAATAAAAGCAGCAGGAACTTTAGGAACAGCAGGAACAGGGACAAAAACAGTTGATGATATAGCTAATATCAAAGCTTTGATAGCAGCAGTAAGAAGAAGTCATGTATGGGCTAAATGTGGGCTAAATCAAAAGAAAGGTGTAGCTATTGCAATGAACGAAGCAGATTATACTATCTTATCAACAGCAGATATTTTTATAAATGGAGATTATTCAGCAGCATTTGGTGGTGGTGTAGGAGATGTTCCTTTAACTTTTTTCGGGGCAGAAATAATAATATCGGAAGAAGTGGAAAAAGGAGCTTTCTATATAATACCTAGTTATACATTTGGTTTTGCTTCTTGGGAAAATTCAGTGGGAACTGATAAAATTTTTGTTGCAACTGATGGCAGACAATGGCATTTACAAGTTTATGAAAGTGTTGGAACAGTAGTAATAGAGCCAACAAAAATAACAAAATTCACATTTAAAGTTTAATCAATAAAGGGGTAAGAGGCTTTCACCTCTTGCCCTTTTTTAAGGAGATAATATGGATTTTAAAACAGGTAAAACAATAGAAATAATAAAAGAATTTCTCGCTGGTGGTGGAGATAAATTTGAAATAAATGGAATAGATTTATCTAAGGCAGTATTTATGTACAGAGAAAGAAATTCAAGTTTTATACCTATACCAAGAGGAAATTATACAACTAACACAGAAAATAATAGTTTATATTTGAATGTAATTGGAGATGTAAAAACTAAGGCTTATGAATATCAAGTAATTTATACATCAGATATGAAAGCTGGGAAGTATTTAGAAGAGTACCCAGAACTTAAAGTATTAGTTGGCAAATATAATGACCTAGTTGAAGATGTAACTAATATTATTAAGTATGCAAAATCAACAGGAGTAAAAGTCGATACTTCAAAAATGACACAGATATTGACGCAATTAGAACCTAATACATTTTGGGTTATGAATGCTGATGAAAAATTAGAGGCTTTCCCAATTGGAGATTTGAATAGCAAGTATCAAGAAATGATTAATAAAATAAAAAAAGAAGTTGAGGAGTTAATTAAAACAGTAAAAGAAAAAGCTTTATCAGATATCAATAATTCGGCGACTTCTAAATTAAATGATTTTCAAAATGAGTTAACTAAGAAATTAAAAGAATTAGAAACTTTATCAGATGAGTTGAAAAATAATTTATCAAGTGCAGTAGCAAAATATATTGCTGACAACAGAGATAAATTAAAAGGAGACAGAGGACCTGGAATAACATCGATAACAGCCACAGGAGATAAAGTAACAGTAAATTATGATGATAATAAAAATACAGTTTTTAAAGTTCCAACAGTTCCTGGGAAAGACGGAAGAGAAATACAAGATTTATCTTACAATAATGATAAATTAAAAATCACTATGAGTGATAATAGTAGCAAAGAAGTTGAAATTAAAAGCGGTATAAAACTAAGACAGGTTTTTGAAGGTGAAATAAGTTATAATATGAAACTTGAACTCGGTGATAAGTGGATAATGTGTTTTTGTATATTTGGAACAATATTTGATAGTAGTTATCAAACCGTAAATATTATGTTTTTAAAAATTAATGAAGACCAAAATTTTCAAATATCTCAAAGAAATAATGCTCTATTTGTCAAAATTAAAAATAACGAACTCATATTTTCAATTAATGAAACACCATATAAATTAAAAAAGGTATATGTGTTAGAAGAAGTAAAAATTGATAAAAGTAATCCAGGTAAAATATCAGAAGTAGAACAGATATAATAAGGAGAAGATGTGAAAATAATAATAGATAAAAACAAAAGAATAATAAGCTATGCTTTAATTGGAAAATTGCAAGAAGCTATTGAAGTAGATGATTTTGAATTTATACATCCAGTAGATGATTATATTTATGAAGATGGAAAGATAAAATATTCTCCAAATATTGAGAGATTAAAAAAATTAAAGAGAGAAGAATTAAAAGCGATTAGAACAAACAAACTTTATGAAAATATCACAGTAAATGGGGATACATTTCAAGTAAGGAAAGATGATTTAGATAATTTTTGGGAAGTTGACTATATGCTAAAAACCAAAGAAGTTGTAAAAACTGATGCTAGGAATTGGATACTTGCAGATAATAGTATAAAGACTTTTACATATTCTCAGCTAATGGAAGTATTAACAGAGTTTATAAAAAGAAAAGCTGGAATATTTGAAAAGTTTGGAGCACTTTCAATCAAATTAGAAGCTTGCAAATCAGCAGAAGAAATAGAAACTATAAAATGGGAGGAATAAAATGTTTAGTTTTTCAAAAGCTAGTTTGGATAAAATGAATGGAGTTCATCCGAATGTAATAAATTTTATGAAAGAACTTATAAAAGAGTCTCCATATGATTTCAAAATTACTTGCGGTGTCAGAACTGCAGAAGAACAAAATCGTGAATACCAAAAAGGAAGAACAATTTTATTTGATGAGAATGGAAAAAAACAGCCAAAAGTCAGTTGGTGCGATGGATATAAATATAAATCAAAACATCAAGTAAAAGTTGATGGTTATGGATATGCTATTGATATAGCCGTTTTGGAAAAAGAAAAATACACAGATAAGAAAACTGGAGAAGAAAAAGAAAAGACAGTTGCTAAATGGGATTATAAATATTACAAAGCTATTTATGATGTTGCTAAAAGTAAAGGGCTTATTGATAAATATGGAATAGTATGGGGAGGAAATTGGAAGCAAAAAGACTCTGTGCATTTTCAATTAGGAACAGCTGATAATATTCAATTTAAAAATAATTAATAAACAGTCTGGCCAGACAATTATTATAAAAATTTAAAAATTTTAGGAGGTAAAAATGAAAGATTTAATTAATCAAGTAGTGGGATATTTAGCAGGTTTTAGTGTTGAGCAATGGATATGGATAGCAGTGGCAGGACTGATTTTAATCTATCTTATTTACAACAGAAAGCAATATGTAAATGTATTTAGACAATCAGTAATTTTTGCAGAAGAAAGTTTTAATCATGGTGAAAATGGAAAGAAATTAGAGGCAGCAGTTAACTTTATATTATATAGAACTTCTAGTTTACCTTGGATAGCAAGAATTATAATTATTAAATTTATTAGCAGAAAAAGAATGATTGATATTATAGAAAAGACATTACAAAAGTTTTCTGATATTTTTGCTAATGGATATAAAGTGGATATAAAAGGTAATGAAGATGGAGAAAACTAAATTAAAATTGGAGTTTCTTTCAAACAAAAAAGCGGTTTTACTCCAAGATTATATCTACTCTATCAATGGTTATGATATTAAGGTATTTAGAGGTTTCATCACTGATGGAGCCTCAGTACCTAAATCTTTGCAATGGCTATATAATCCTTATGGCAAATATATTAATGCAGCAGTTATACACGATTATTTGTACTCTACATACAATAATACTGGAATTAATCGTACCTTAGCAGATAAGATATTTAACTTTATTATGAAAGAAACGGGAGTGGACAACAGGACCAGAAGAAAATTTTATATGGCAGTTAAGTATTTTGGTGAAACATCTTGGAAAGCTAAATTGCAAAACGAAGGCTATAAGGACAGAGCTATAATTGATAGAACTGAGGAGGCTAAAGAGTATTATAACTATTGGTATAAAGTGTTAGGGATTAGGTGATGTTATGGAAAAAACTTTACTTGAGTACGGTGTAGTAGGGGCTATTTTACTGTATTTCCTATGGAAAGATAGTAAGACATTTGAAATTTATAGGACCACTATGCAGAAGATAGTAGACCAGTTGGAAGCAATGCAAAAGGACCAAACAGAATTAAAAAAAGATGTGGAGGAGATTAGAAAGTTCATCAAGTAACGGGTAGGTTTATTGCCTACCCGAAAAAGGAGTGTAGTTATGGATAGAGGAGAAATAATATCAGGAACATTACTAATGTTAGGAGAAAATAGTATATACAATGACAATAAAAGTGATATGTATAAGATTTGTGAAAAGATGTTAAATAGTGTGATAGACAATATAGCAACATCTAGTGCTTTTCTATTCAATGCTATCACTGTTAAATTAACATCAGTAGGACAGGTTAATGGAGAAAATAAATTTAATTTGCCTGTTGATTGTTTAAATGTTCTTAGATGTAATAAAAGTTATAGATTAGAAAATGAGTTTATATACTCATCTGAGAGTGAGATAAAAATACAGTATTGTAGAAGAATAGATTTTACAGAAATACCAGATAATTTATTCAATTTAATAGTTGCTATGACAGGAAGAAAAATGGCATTAGCAGTTAATACTTATAACAGTAGATTAGAAGTTCTGGAAGCAGAAGTAACAAGATTAAAAAATAATATAATTGCTCAACAAGGCTTTCAATATTGGGAGGAAGAATAATGGAAAGAGTATTTAAAAGTAATATGTTTGTGTATGGAGAAGTAGGAGAAAGATTAAGTGGTATAAGAGAAAGTGAAATATATCAACAATCAGCACAAAAAATAGAAAACCTTATTATAAATGAAATGGGCAATTTAAAGATAGCAAAGAAATTGGAAGGCACCAACTTTCAACATAATTTAATACAACTCATTGATACAAAATATAATTTTTATGTAGGAGTAACAAAAGATAATAATGTTGCTACTTATGGTAAAACAAATAATGATATTGGAAATTTGCTGTATACACACCCAATAACTGTTAAAAATATAAGAATAATTAAGATGTGTGATGAAAGATTATTCGTAATTGGGGATATAACAGAGGTTTTTGAATTTAATATAGAAAACGGGGAAATTGGAAAATCTAACTATTTAGATTTAATTAAATTACCAATCAAGGAAAGAAAAAACGTATCGTTTGATGTTTATAGAGTTTATAAAGTTGGAAGTGATTATAGAGTTGCTCTAATTGGTACTTTTACCAATCCCACATTAAGTTATAACGAAAATGACAGAACTGTAACAATTGGGAATAGTGTAAAAGTTGAAGTTTTTTATAAAATCTATAAAGCTAGTGTATCAAAAGAAAATATAGATCCTAATTTATTAAGGGATGGTTTTACATTCGCAGTATTTAAAAATTATCTTCCTTATGTAGGTTATAAAACCTCTATCAATGAAAAAAAGATTGGAAGAGTAATTGAGAAAAGTCATATAATTGGGAATTCAGAGGTCAATTTTGGAAGTAATGCACCTTATTCAATTGCTAATGGTAAATATGACAGTACTTATGGAAGCACATATTTTATAATTAATAGAAAAGTAGATGGGGAAATCTCATATGGGAAATTACTAAATATAAAGCAAAATATAACAACAGTAGGAATATTTCAAGATAGAATGGTTATATTAAATGACGGATATTTGTATTTTTCTAAAAAATCAGATTATTTTGATTTTAGAAATGATACAAAAATAGATAGTGCTTTCTTTTTTAAACCTACTCCTATTAATAATATTTATCCAGAAATGTATGACATTTATGTAGGGGACAAGATTTTTATTCCTACATCACACGGAGTTTATGTTGTATCAACTAACAATATTCTGACAAGTGGAACATATAATGTTTTTATTGCAAGTGAAATCGCTTGTATTGAAAAAACTAAGTATAGTTATAAAAAGTCGGTAACACTATTAAATGGTACTTTCTACTATTTAACAGATACTAATGAAATTAGGTGTGTTGAGCAAGTACCAAATTCACAAGGTGTTGAGACTTACAGTTCAACAAATTTAGAAAAATATGAACTTATACCTAAATTTGTTGGATTAGATAAATTAAAATATAACAACAGAAATTATTTGATAGCTTTTAAGAAAGAAAAAACAGATACTTTAAATCTATATGAACAATTAGAATATAAGATTTTTAGGAGGTTTTCTTTAAAATTAGATAAACCTATAAACGATTTTATATTCTGCAATAAGTATATATTAGGACTTATAGATGATATAGCTATAAAACTTAATGAAACAGAAAACAATGTTGCTAAGGCAATTTTAAGAATAAACCCACCATATATGAAAACTGAAAAAGGTGGTAGTTATAGCAATGATTATTCTTCAAGAGTTTTAAGGGTTTTTATAAAAGTCTTGAACGAAAATAAAGAAGCTATAAAAGGAATAAAAATAAATGATAAGGTAGTAACAAAAAATGATATTGAGAATGATTTATTTAATGTCTTTAAAATAGAAACTTCTTTTCCAATATTAAATGGTTTTAATATAGAAATTACTACAAAAGAAAATAACAAGATATTTGAAATTCTAGGTATAGACACAAAAATTGATGTTATAAGCGATTAGAGGTGAATTAAAATGATAGGGTCAGTATTAAGTAATCTTGCATTAGGTGTTACACAAGGTTATGGGATCTATAAGCAAGGTAAGAAAATTGCAAAAGCTGGTGATGAAATAAAATCTATTTACAATGGATTGAAAGATCAAGAGGATAAATTAAAAGGTAGCATCGAATATAATAAGACCACTGCTAAAAAGATAAAAGGTTACCAAGATGAACAAGCTAAAATGCAATATGAATATAACAAAAAAGAAATCGGCAGAGCATTAGAGGGAAATTTAAGAGGCTTGCTTGCTGGATATGTATCAGCAAGAGAAAATTTAGAACAAGAAGTAATGAATGTTAGAAGTAAATTAGCTTTTAATGATATTAAAAATGTTGAAGATAGCTCTATAAAGTCTGACAGTATCAATAAACTTAATTCAGAAGCTAAGGATAAGGCAAACATCATTGCACAAAATCAAATGAATGAGATAGTGGAATTACAAAATCAAACAAATAATAATTATTATCAAAGTGGATTAACTTTTAACAGAACACAAGAGGGAATAAATCAAAATTATTTAGTTGCATATTCACAAGCAGAAGCACAACTAAAAAGAGATTTGGCACAGTTAAATCAAACTATTGATAATGGAAACCTAGCAGGAAATAAATTAATGGAACAAGGCTTTGGAGCTAAACTTACTGGAATTAACGGAATAACACAATCATTTTTAGAAGCTGGAAAAAGTTATTATTTAGAAAATCTTAAAAAGAATTTAGCAACTACACCTAGTGGAGAAATAAGAGAAGTTCAAGGCACTTATAACACTGATGATGTTAAGAACAAATTTAAACATAATACTTTTTCAGGGTTAAAAGGTTTTGGAAATTTTGGAGGTAATAAATGGCTAATGAATTCATAGAAAAAGAAATAATGAAAGAGAGAACAGGAGCAAATATATCTCCTATACAAGTTGATACACAAAGTAGATATTTATTAAATCCTACAAATGTTGAAGGTGTATCTGTTAAAAGTCCATCTAAGATAGCAGTTCACGAAAATATGTTTATAGAAACAATAGAAAAGATTGCTAAGGAAAGCGAACAACTTAAACTTAATAATGAAAAGAACTTACTTGACATAGCTATGAAAAATAAAGATTTGGAGTTTGAAGAAAAATGGGCAACAGTTCAAGACAAATATGGAGATAGATTTGAAGAATATTTAAAAGATTATAATGAAGTAATCAAATCTAAAAAATCATTAATAGTTAATAGTAAGTATCTTGATAGTTTAGAAAAAAGAGCATTTTCAGATAGTGTTGATGTCAACTATAAAGACTGGGGAATTAAAGAAGGAGTTAAAAGAAATCAATACTATATCAAAGAACAAAATGATATTGCACTTGCTACCTTAGAACAAAGAAGAGTAATAGGTGCTAAGTATAGTCTTAATGATGATGAAAAAGCAAAAGAAAACTATACATATATGAGGGATACAATAGAACACATAGCTAAACTTACTGGAATGTCAGAAGAAGAAAAAATAGTTATGTTAGGTAAAAATATTGGTGGAACAGAAGTAGCAAGACTTAATAATAGAATAATGGAAATTCAAAATAGTTCTATGACACTTGATGAAAAGAAAAGAGAAATAGACAAAGTAATATCATATATGGATAATGAAAAAATTGTAAATGACTTAGTTGATACAACTATGGAATATTACAAAGGTAATGATGAAAAGACAGCAAGAGATTATTTAAAAGTTCAATTTGAGGGAGAAACTAAAAATGTTTTAAAAGGCATTAAGTCTACTATAAATGAAATTCAGAGAGAAGAAAAAGCAAGGGCAAGAGCCGCAGCAGCTGAGGTAAGAGCTAGAAAAAGAGCTGAAAAAGAGAGAATGCAAATGTTACAAGCAAATTTTAATATAGCTTATAATAGTGGAAATTATACCACTATGGAAAATGCTATAACTGCTAAAACATCTAAGGGGGTAAGATATGATGACAGAATATTAGGTGAAATTAATGCATTGGAAAGTGGTAATATTAACAATTCAAGAATTTATCATATAACAGGAAAGTCTGTAAAAGAAATTAATGCTAATAACGAATATATAAAAGGTTATGTTCCTGAAACTGTTTTAGATAATATGAGAGTAGATGTAGCAAATTCAATAAGAGATGGTAAATCAGAAAGTCAATCTATTATTGATGTTGCAAGTACATACAGTGGAGATAATCCAGAGATGACACAATTAGTTGTAAACTCTTTAACACAAGACGGCGGATATACAAAGAGCATTGATGTAGGAATACAAGCTAAAAAAGGAGATGTTATAGCAAAAGCTAAATTAGGAGCAATAGGAAGTATTGAAAAAACAAGAGCTTTAACTCCTCAATTAGATGGTGCCCAAATAGAAGAATACGCATCTACTGATGAAGCACAAATCATGATTAATAAATTAGTTGAAAAGGGAGCTGATAGATACACAGCTAAAAAAGCTGTTGCCGAATATAATGCAGGACTAAGAATACAAGAATATTCCTTGAGAACAGGAAATCAAGCAGATAAAGATATTTTATATACTGGAGATATAAGTAGAAAAGATAAAAAAAATGCTAATAAAAAAATGAAATCAATGGTAAATCAAGATACTGCTGTTGAAGCATTTGCTGATAGTATAACGCCTAGAAAAAGAATGAAATCAACTAGCCTAAAAGGAGACCTAAAACTATGA